AGTGCCTTTCCACGCATCGGCCCCATCAACATTGGCATCATTGCCTATGTCTTCGATAATGAGATATCGAGTACCAGTAATTGGATTAGATAATCCAAGGCCTGGACCTACTCTGGTAGGATCAATGATAGCATCAAATGTTCCAGGACTGCCAGGTCTGTTAACTGCACTTAATACAGTATTAGTCGGAAAAGAATCTACGTCATAATTCACAGTGATATAATTTTCATCTAACGGATTGATGCTGAAGGTGCCTACAACTTCTGTAAAGTTGTTTTGTTTGAGATAAATTTTACTGTATCCTGCTTTGTATTTGCCTGGATAATTGTCTAGAATCTTTCTCCAATTGATCTCTGGACCCATCTTAATAGGAATTTCAACGTTGTCGTTAGTGGCTGTGACATGTTCATACTTGTCCAAAATTTGAGCCTGTCCGTTGACTATTAGTATGCCGAACCCTCCTAGACTGGTACGCTTAACATTAATGATATTACCACCAGACGAAACATTTCCTGTGTTAGCAAATTGATTGCTGCCGCTCGGATACAAATCGTTGCCGAAATCTAATTGAGGATCTTGCAATGATGAATTTTCTACACCCTGAGTAATGCTGGCAATGATGTTGGTCACTATGCCTAACTGTTTGACCTTGACTGGAGGACTGATGTATATAGGTGCTTCTAAGGTCAAAGTGGCAATGTCAATATTCGATGCAGTACCTACTGGGATACTTCTATTGCTGAATGTCAACTGTGTGAGATCCACAGTGCTTAAACTGGTCCAGTCAATATAGTTGTCAGTAGTTTGAATATCCAAACTGGGATTGAACAACACCAGTATCTGTTCTAAAATTTGCAATTTTTGATCAGTGCTGCTGCTCCAAATATCCACTTTGAAACTGGCCTTGTAAGGAGTTGGCATCAACCTTTCCACAGTATACTGGTGACCTTGACTGCTGGTATATTCTCCTGTACCTGAATCATATTCACGTTCTCTAATGTGTAATTTTCCCACATAAGTTGCATCAGATAATCTTGAACGATCTAATTGTAAGTCATTGAGATACACTGCCATACGCGGTGCAGCCGCCAGTTTGTTCTCACTGTTGTCACCTAAAAGGCTGGCAATTTGTCGATCAGTGTCACCGTACAATACTGGCACTCTAACCAGTGTTCCGTCACCGTACTTTACACTGAAGTTGCTGAGCAGTCTGATAATTTGTGTAATATATCTTCTAATCTGTCCGTCATAAAAATGCAACATTATAAATCTGCCTTAGGTTTAAGTGCTTTAGACAAACTAGAACGTTGATTGTCTGCAGTAGAATACACTGTCCATTCAATTCGTTGTCCCACAGCAATAGGTTCGAATATCTTTATAGATAAAAATCCTGATTGATTTTGTATAACCACTTTGTCTTGCGGAACTAAGTTACGATCAAGAATAATTTTAGCACCATATGCGCTGTTGAACGCAGTGCGAGTGGTAATTACACCAGTAGTTCTGTTGAATGCACTGGTTTCATCGGTAAGAACAAATGTGTTGGTAACACCTGCTACAAATACATCGCTGGTAAGTTTGTCAAAAAACGCCTTGTCAGTGTTGTTGATAAATCCAGTTTTCTGTGTCTGACGAGTATCTGTATTGGTCAGTGTATGACGTTGCATGTCTTCGTACTTAACCCATCTGTTGCCAGTAAATCTAAACAGTCGATTTGGCAAGAAATCTGTACGAAGGAAAAAATCACCTTCGAATGGGTTGGCTTGGAAACTGATACCGTGACCAAAATTTACCCCGTTAGGAGCAACTCCGTCCTCAACCATGTACCCACTGTAGCCTTCTCTATCAGGACGTTCTGCAATTCTACTGGTATCCAAATTGGTCATAGAAGCATCTAAGTTGGATTCGTCTATGGTTTGTAATCGCGGATTACCATCGTCATCTACAGCCAGGGTGTAGAATTGTCTGGTTTCAAAACCGCTCTTAGGAGCATCGGATTCTGCTTGTGCAATTACTGCATCATTGATTTCTAAATCTTTGGCCTTGGTGCTCAATATGTCTTGCAGAGTATTACCAGAATACACTGCCCATGCAGCATCATTGGGCGGTGTCAACACAGTGCCATTGGGACTGTTAAATCCTGACTTCACTTGATATAAGACACCGTCTAGTCTTACAATTTGACCAGTGAAATATTCTGTAGCATCAACATGATCACCCGCAAATTTGTCATAGTCTTCGCCCACGGGTTTGGTCAACACATCAGCGAATTGCTGACTGTCAATTATTTTCTTTATTTTTAATCTGTAAAGATGGGGATACCAAGTTTGACTAAATCCTTCACTGGCACGGCCCACATCCTCTATAGCATAGTATCTTGGCAAACTTACATCGAAACCGTTGAGAGCAAATTCGTCTTTCAAATGGGGCAGTTCAACAACGTCTCCACTTAGTGGTTTACGGCCAACAATTTTAATCCAGTCATTGATATGCACTACTAACATGATTAAATCGGTATCAATGAATATGCCAAATTGACTGAGATTAAAATCAATGTTTTGCACTTGATAATGACCACGACATCTATAAATGTCCGGATCATATTTACGATCTCGATTTTCTAACAACAACAAATCTTGTATATTTGTTGGAGATAGTTCATTGTACTGCGGTTGATCAGCAGTAGCATTGGCATCAGTGGGATTTTTAGGCCCTAGATACTTGTGAATGTACAAGTCAGTGCCGCCAATCTGAAACATTTCAGAAACTTGTCGATCAATGAATTTGTAGTCGTTGCCTTTTTCGGGCCGATATAAACTGAGTCTTGGCATAATACATATTTAGCGGGCATAAATATAGTTGGAGGATCAAATGTCTGAAAATAGCAACTTAGAAGAACGTCAAAAAGTCTATGATTACATACGAGCCATGCTGGGTGAAGGTATGGTAGATGTTGAACTTGATCCGATACATTATGAAACTGCTGTTGATCGTGCGTTGACAAGATTTAGGCAACGTAGTCCTAATGCTGTTGAAGAAAGTTACAGTTTTTTAGAATTTGTCATAGAACAAAACGAATACAGATTACCCGACGAAATCATCGAAGTAAGACAGTTGTTTAGACGCAGTATAGGCAGCAGATCAGGATCAGGAAGTGGTGGCACACTGTTTGAACCCTTTAACATGGCCTATACCAACACGTACTTACTGAGTGGTAACATGTTGGGCGGACTGTTAACATACGAACTGTTTTCACAATATCAAGAACTGGTAGGGCGTATGTTTGGTAGTTTTATCGAATATCACTTCAATCCAAACACTCACATATTACGTGTGTTGCAACGCCCTTTTGCATCAGGTGAAATAATCTTGATGCGTACTTATAATTATCGTCCAGATTGGGCATTGTTGACAGATCTGTATGCCAAACAATGGCTAAAAGACTACAGTTTAGCAGTGGCCAAAATCATACTGGGCGAAGCACGTAGTAAGTTTGCTCAGATTGCCGGACCCGGCGGCGCTGGCGGACTCAACGGTGCTGACCTTAAATCAGCAGGCCGAGAAGAAATGGCGGCACTAGACAAAGAATTGGAAACATTGATTTCCGGTGGTACTGGTTATACCTTCATTATAGGTTGACATACAAGACAATTTTCTATAAAATATATTATCTCAGGAGATAATATGATCATAGGAATCTGCGGTTTTATCGGTCACGGCAAAGACACTGTTGCTGACTATCTAGTAAATTTTCACGGATTTAGAAGAGAAAGTTTTGCCAACACATTGAAAGATGCTGTGGCCGCTGTGTTTGGGTGGGATCGCATGATGCTAGAAGGTCGCACCGCACAGGCTCGTGAATGGCGTGAACAAGTTGATCCTTGGTGGAGTCAACGTTTAGATATGCCTAATTTAACACCACGTTGGGTGTTACAATACTGGGGCACAGAAGTGTGTAGAAAAGGCTTTCATGACGACATATGGATTGCCAGTGTAGAAAACAAATTACGTAACTCTCGAGACAACATTGTAATTTCAGACTGTCGTTTCCCCAACGAACTGCTGTCTTTGAAACGTGCTGGCGGCTCCATTGCTTGGGTACAGAGAGGTGTTTTACCCGAATGGTATCAAGATGCTGTCAGTGCTAATCAAGGCAACAACATAGGTATCAATGCTATGAAAATGCGTAAAATACATGCCAGTGAGTGGGCGTGGATCGGCAATGATTTTGATCATATTTTAGACAACAACGGCAACATTGATGATCTGTATGGCCAGATCAAAAATCTGGTGACAGATCTCCCTGCTTCCACACAGTTCCCTCTTTGTGAAGAACACGCTGACAGTTTGCACACACTGTCTTGAGGTTGGCGTTTCTACTGTTGTTTAAATTGCCGTCTACATGAAATACATTGAACTGTTCTCGATGCTTACTTTTGAATCCACATTTGTCGCACACTGATTTCATACGATATCCGTCCTGATACCATTTAGGCACACCCTTGCCTATCCCTCCGTATCGCAAGCAAGACTCACATTGACTGCGATAGTATATTCTGTTGTTTTTTCTATAGTTAATGGCTGCAGGACGCAGTCCGCATTTACATAAAGGTCTGTTCATCTAGTATTTATTGCCCTTTTTGGCCCCTTTTCTCCTAATATTATCGCCCTGATTTACATGTCTTTGGGTAAATAAAACTAGCAACACTCTTAGGAGAGATACAACATGGCATTATCATCACCCGGCGTACAAGTCAGCGTCATTGACGAAAGTTTTTACACACCCAGCGAACCAGGTACCGTTCCGCTGATAGTTGTGGCCACGGCATCCAACAAACAAAATGGAGCAGGCACAGGCATTGCAACAGGTACACTAGCATCAAATGCTGACACACTGTATTTGATGACCAGTCAACGCGATTTATCTGACACATTCGGAGACGCAATTTTCAAGACTGACGCAAGTAATAATCCGATTCATGGCGGCGAACAAAATGAATACGGTCTGCAAGCAGCATACAGTTATCTAGGCGTCAGCAACAGAGCATTTGTACTACGTGCAAATGTTGATCTATCACAACTAGATGCCACCGCAACTGCTCCTAGTGCTGATCCAGCAAACGGAACATGGTGGTTAGACACCAGCAATACCAAGTGGGGTATTTTTGAATGGAACAGCGATGCTGCCACAGTAGGCGGTAACGGTCAAAAGTTTATCAACAAAGTTCCATTAGTAATCACAGACACCACCAAAGTTGTAGACTTTGCTGGTCAAGACTACACTCCTAAAGGATCCGTTGGTGCAGTAGGTGCATATGCAGTGGTAGCAGTGACTACAACATTAGCCGTGTACTACAAAAATCGCAGCGGTATTTGGGTACAAGTTGGCAGCAATGATTGGTTTACCAGTTGGCCTGTAGTTGTTGGCACTGCAAGTCCAACCACAGTTTCAGGTACTCTTACTGTAAACGTTAACGATGTATTGACTACTCTTAATCCATCAAGCGCATCATTAACTGCCGTGGCAGCATTGATTAACGGTGCTGGTATAGAAAGCGTAAGCGCAGCGGTGGTCAATAGTAAATTAGAAATTTATAGCGATGGTACAATTGGTTCTGAAGCCAACGACAGTTCAACAAGTAATCTCATTACTTTGGGTGGAACTGCACTGACAGCATTAGGTATCACTGCAGGTAATTATCTTGCACCAAGATTGTTAATGCAACCACACACTACAGTACCTGATTACAAGCGTTCAGACAATTCGACCACAGTAATTGGTCGCCCAACAGGTTCTGTATGGGTTAAAACAACAACTCCTAACCTTGGTGCTAACCTAATAACAAAACGTTATAACAGTGCAACAGATGCTTGGGAAACCGTGACAGCCCCTCTCTATGCTAATGGTGCAGCAGCATTGGCTGCCTTAGATTCCACAGGTGGCGGCGCAAATCTTGCAGTTGGCGCACTATACAGTAAGTTCAATATTGAAGAAGAGAATGGTGCAGATCTTACACCAAGATTGGCCACATTCAAATTGTTTAGAAGAAATGCTGTTGGAGCCACTACCATTACCAGTGCAGCCGTAACAGCATCTACATTTTCAGCCGGCGCATACACATTTGTTGTTTCAGAAAGTTTAGTTGGCGACGATGCTTATAGCAGTGACGTAACTGTTTCGTTTACTGCTAATGCCAATATAGATGATGCAGATGATTTTGCCAATGCTGTTAATGCAGCAGGATTAATCAACGTTACAGCCAGTGTAGACAGTTCTAATAGAATTGTTATCACGCATGCTACTGGCGGAGATATCCTAATTGGAGAAGGCACCGGTACTCCGTTTAACAATATTTTTGCAACCAGCGGCCTCAACGCCACTGCTAACTTGTATGATGCAGCCATAGGCGATGCAGCACACGATTATGTTGCAACACAATGGAAAGCATTGTCATTCGAAGCCAGTGCAACAGAAATCACAGCACTGGCGCTAGATCAACAGTTATGGTACAATTCCATTGTTGACGAAGTTGATATCTTGATCAACGACGGAACAAATTGGGTTGGATATACCACTGCTACAAGTCCATTTTTTGCTGCTTCCGCTGGATTGAAAACAGACCCAGCCGGACCGATTGTCAGTGCTAGTGAGCCAACAGAACAAAGTGACGGTACAGCATTGGTCAATGGTGATCTGTGGATCGACACCAGCGATATTGACAACTATCCAGTAATTTACAAATTCAACAGTTCATTACCTGTTAACAACCAGTGGGTATTAATTGACAAAACTGACCAAAGCAGTGAAGATGGTGTGTTGTTTGCTGACGCACGTTACAACACTGCTGGAGCCAACAGCGACGAGCCAGCACTGATTACAGATTTACTAGGCAGTAATTTTGTAGACCCAGACTGCCCACAACCAGCATTATATCCAAAAGGTATGTTGCTGTGGAATCTGCGTAGAAGTGGATTTAACGTTAAGAAATTTGTACGTAACTACATCAACACTGCGGCTTACAACACGTTAGTTGGCGCTGCACCCGGCGAATACATGAGTGCTTACTATCCACATCGTTGGGTCAGCGAAGCAGCAAACCAAACAGACGGTTCTGGTACATTTGGCCGCAAAGCACAACGTGCAGTGGTTATTCAAGGCCTACAGGCAGTGGTTAACAGCAATCAAACTGTACGTGACAGCGACGGTCGTGTGTTTAACTTAATTGCTTGCCCTGGATATCCAGAACTAATTGGCGAATTGATCACTTTGAACTACGATCGTGGATTGACTGCGTTTGTAGTGGCTGATACACCAGCACGTTTAAACAGCAGTGCTACCAGTTTATTAGCATGGGGCAACAATGACGGCGGTGCAGCACAAGACGACGATCTAGGTGCAGTGAGTTTCGATGAATACGCAGCAATGT